GATCCAACTCCTAAAACTCCTGATGTCGAGGTCAACACAATGAACGAGCGACGCAAATCCGCCATCGCGCGGAGCATCACGCAGAACGACGAACCGTCACTAACGGACCAGTCGCAAGCCAACGAAACGCGCATCCACACCATCGTGAAGCGCGCAACCGTGTCGGGCCAGGTGCCGACAAACGGCAAAGAGGCGCAGTACCTGGACTGGACCAACATCCCGACCAACCTGGTCGACATGATCCAGTTGGCCAGGCAGAGCAAAGAGCTGAAGGCAAAACTGCCGAAGCAGCTCCGGGCAATGACGGACAAACAGCTGAACGCTTTGACATACGAACAGCTGGACGGGATACTCAACCCGCCAAAGCCGAAACCAGAGCCGAAGCCGGATCCGAAACCGGATCCGAAACCTGACGACAAGGAGTCGAAGAAGTGAAGATCTACTGCATTCATGACCGAATGCTCAACTACTGGCTGACGCCAATCTGCGCCGACAACGACACGGCAATGATGCACAGCCTCTCCACCATCGTGAACAACCAACAAAGCAACCATGCCATCACGCAAGCACCGCACCACTACGACCTCTACCTCCTCGGCGAGGTCACGGAAGACGGCGGCATCAAGCCGAAGAAAGAGTGGATCTGCGAAGCCAGCCACGTCATCCGCACGAGAGCACCTGGTCCTGACGATGCCAACCTACGTCGACCCTTCGGTCGAGCGATGGCAACACCTGCTCAGGACGCGCCAGGAGCGTCTGCAACAGGCGAAAGACAACCCAGTGATGCCGACCGCGCCACACGCGATGCGAACGGCGTATACCGCGCGCCTGGGGCGCCTGGCGCGCGACGTGAGGGACTGCGAGGAGATGATCCGCCACCTGGGCGGATCGAAAACTGACACACGCTAAACGCGTTGGTGTCAGTAGGCAGGGCTAAACCGAGACAGGGCCCTGCCTGTTTAGCACGAATCCGCGAGGCTGCATAGACGGCCTCGCGGATTTCGCATATATAGGGTCCGTCCGGACCCGTAACCACCATTAGGAGTACTTGACATGCGCAAGAAAATGAGCTTCAAGGGGCATCGCAAGATGCACAACCGCTACAGCAAGCGACACAAGGCGGTCAATCGACCGCACATGATGGCCAGAGCCGGTTTCCGGTTCTAAGCCAGGCGCAGAATGAACTGCGCAAACCCAACCGACTGCTGGGCACCAGCAGTCGGCGGACAATTCAAATTCGGAACACATCCGCCGAAGGACGGACATACATACAGCAAAGCGCAACTTCCGTGCGGAAAGTGCGTGCTGTGCAAGCAAAACCACGGCCTCCAATGGGCCGTGAGAATGAGCAACGAAGCGCAGCTGTGGGATGAGAGCTGCATGGCAACGCTCACCTACAACGACAAACATCTACCGATGGACCACAACGTACCAACGGTACGCTGGGCAGACGGACAAAAGTTCCTCAAGAGACTGCGAAAGTACCTGGCGCCAGCCAGGTTCAGCTATTACGGGGTGACCGAGTACGGCACCAGGTCAAACAGACCGCATCTACATATCGCGATATTCGGATACGCATTCCTGGATGACCAGGTGGTGATCCAGGAGAGACCACACAAGCTGTGGACCAGCGAAACGCTCGAGCGTCTATGGAGCATAGACGGCGAGCTGATAGGCAACGTGAGCGTCGGAGCGCTCAACTGGCAAACGGCGAACTACGTCGCCGGATACATCATCGAAAAAGCAGAGAAACACGTCTACGCCAGGCTCGACGAAGAAACAGGGGAACTAGTTCCCCTGGAACAGCCAAAGGCATACATGAGCCGATCGCGAGATCTCGCGATCGGGGGAAGATGGTGCGACGAATGGGCGCACCACATATACACGCATGACCGCGTGACACTGGCAGCACGGCATCACGCCGTGCCGCGGTACTACGACCGCCGAGTAAGTCTTCGGCCAGCAGCAGCCGTAGCAGTACGGCAAATCAAGCAGCAGCGTAAGAACGCAGCAGCCAAGAATCCGGATAAGAGCGCCGCGGCAACGCGCACGCGCGCGTCACTCGCACGCGCGCGCGCAAGAGCGGCGCGGACCCGGATCTAGAGCGCCAGGTGAGACACCTGGCGCAGAAGTAAGAACGTCCGACGACGTGCGCCATAGGCGCTCGTCGGACGTCAAGAAAGGGTTACCCACCGATTGCACACACGAGTACGTGTGTACAATCCGTGGATAACCAGAACAAGAACAAAAGCAAGAAGGAGGACGTTACAGCAATCAACAAGTTGAGCGAACATAAAGTGATAATCGATATCGAACGTTTCAAATCTAATTCGAGGACAAACAGTCATGATGAGAAACAAGACAGCCAGGCAGCACGACTTCGCGATAGCTGCCACACCACGACCGACAGAGCGGTCGGTATTCCAAATGCGCCAGACGCGCAAACAACCCTTCAACGCATCGGAACTGATTCCGATCATGATTGAAGAGGTCTACCCAGGAGATGTGTGGAAACACACAGAAGCGATCATGGCGCGGCTAGCAACGCCGATAGCGCCAGTGATCGACGATCTCACGATAGAGACGTACTACTTTTTCGTGAGCAACAGAAGCCTGGACATAGAGACCAGGGGAGCCCGGTGGGAATCCATCATAACAGGTATACAGCAGGGGCCAGGCGGCCCCTACAACGATGCCCAAAGCACCTACTTCGTACCAACGGTCGCCGGCTCCAGAGTCGCCGTATTCCCCGTTCAAACCAGCATCGACTTTGGCGATGCACTAGACCACATGGGCATCACCCCAGGCGCGTACATCATGTACGAACCAACGACCGAACCGCAGGGCCTGAGCCTCACGGCATTCCCCGTATGGGGATACCTGCAGATCTGGAACGAATGGTTCCGCGATCAAAACCTGCAGCAGCCCTGGAACTGGTGGACAAATGGAGTATGGGACGGAGGCGTCCCACAAACCTACCAGGAGATCTACCGAGCGGACAACGACGAGCACGTCTGGGACGGCAAACCACTACGCGTCAACAAGCGCCACGACTACTTCACCAGCGCACTGCCCTGGCCACAGAAAGGCGAACCGGTCACCCTATCGCTTGGAAGCTTCGCACCAGTCGTACCGACAGATCCGGCCATCAGCCCGGAATTCATGCGAGCAGTGACGCTCGGAACAGGCAACCTCCAACAGGAAGGTGGCGACAACGACGTGCAACTGAGCACAGGAGCTCCAGGCGGAGACGAAGACCTGCTCTGGACCGAGAACACGGGACTGCGAGCAGACCTCACCGCAAGCACCGCGGTAACAATCAACCAACTCCGCCAGGCAAGCATCATTCAGCAGATGCTCGAGACAGATGCTCGAGGAGGGAGCCGCTATGTCGAAAACATCCTGGGACACTTTGGCGTGCGTGTTCGAGATCAGACTGCTCAACGCCCTGAATATCTGGGCGGCAGTCGATACCCAGTCACAGTCAACCCCATCGCACAAACCGCCGACTACACAACCATCCAGCCAGACAGCGACTCAAGCGCCGTCGGCAACCTGGGCGCGGAAATGCACGCAAGCGGTTCCAACAGAACGTTCACGCATGCTGTTACTGAACACGGCTACATCATCGGTGTATGCACAGCTCGTGCAACACCCACGTATCAGCAGGGCATACGGCGACACTGGCTCGTCAGGCGAGACCGCCTGAGCTACTACTGGCCAGAGTTCGCCCACCTGGGCGAGCAAACCATCGAGCAACGCGAAATCTTCGCGGCAACACCAGACCCCACGCTCATATGGGGATACCAGGAGCGGGGAGCAGAACTCCGCTACACGCCGAATGAAATCACCGGCTACCTGCGCAGCGACGCACCTCAACCAATGGACTGGTGGCACTACGCCGAGAAGTTCGGAAGTGATCCAGCACTGAACGACGCGTTCATCCAGGACAAAACGCAAGAGACCCTTGCACGCAGCCTGGCAACAGCGCCGAGCGAACAGTGGTCCGCACAGATCATCATGGACATCCTCCACGCATCAAGCGTGACCAGGCTCATGCCAACCTACGGTACGCCTGGTATCAACAGGATCTAGCCGTGGGACTCGGTGGAGCAATGGTGGCGGGCGATCTTATCCAGGGCGCTATGGATATCGGCGGACAGCTGATCGTCAACCACCAGAACCAGAAGCACAGCGCCAGCGCGTACCAACGAACCGTGGAGGACCTACTCAAAGCGGGTTTAAACCCAAGCCTGGCATACAGCCAGGGACCGACAGCCAACGCAACCATGTCATCGGAGGGATTCAGCCAAGGCGCGCAAGCCTTCGGCAACGCAGCCACCGGATCTCAATCCAGGCAACGCCAGGTGTACGACAACGCGGCCGCGGAGAGCACAGCCAGAATGCTGGACTCCCAGGCATACAGCGCCGGCGTGGCCGCGGAAAACGCGAAGATCAACATGGGGCTCCAGCAAGACCAGGCGCGAGCAACGATTGCACAAACGATCAGCAGCTCGGACCTCAGTCAAGCACAGAAAGACCAGCTCCTGGCACTAACGCCAGGCCTGGTCAAACTCCAGAGCGCGCAAACGGCTTCCGCAACCGCAAGCGGTCACTCAGCGGAAGCCACAGCCAGGCGAACGGAATCGCAGCAGACCGAAGCAGACGCGCAGCAGAAAGCATGGAAGGCACTCGATGCCCTGGACGACGGCAAAGGCGGCGCCATGGCAAAGATGATCCAACTCCTAAAACTCCTGATGTCGAGGTCAACACAATGAACGAGCGACGCAAATCCGCCATCGCGCGGAGCATCACGCAGAACGACGAACCGTCACTAACGGACCAGTCGCAAGCCA